TTACATAATATACAGACTATACGCACTCGACTCGCGCAAACCATTGATTTCAATGGTTTTCGCCTTCACCGTCGCTGGCGTCAGTGCCACTGCTAGCACCATCGCCCCGACCACCGTAGTGACCGGGGACAGTCTGTCCCACACTACGCTCCACGCCTTCCGCGCCTCTGGACTTTCGGCGCTTTCCGTTCGCACCAGCACTGCAAGTGCCGGGTCGGCTTGAGCTAGCCTGATCAGCGCCATCAGGTGTTCATCCTTGATCGGCTTCCCCTTACGCCACAGCGATATCGCGCTTGGCGATACATCCAAGTGCTTCGCCAGCTGACGGTCGGACGGCTCGTTACACGATTTTAGCGCCGTGTCAAGCAATTTGTTTATCGTCTGCATGATGAGTGTTACTTGACGTGGGTGTTGAGTTTTAGTTTATATCCACTCCGTGACGAGTGGTACTCGACACCGCGCACCCCCGGCTCCCCTCCGGGGTCCGCGTCAAGGGGCAGGGGATAGGGGCTTCATGGACACCAACGCACTTGCATTGCTCGGCGCTTCCGCGCTGACCGTGATCGTCGGCCTCGCCCGATTGGTCGCCTGGATTCTTGACCGTCGCGCCGAAGCCGCACTGCGTGCGCACCGCGAACAGGTCCTCATCATTGAAAGCATCCTTGAGCACGGTGCGCCCCTGGCTCAGCGCCGGGCCATTGTTTCCAGCGCTGATTGCGAATTGGAGGTCGTCGCATGAAGGAGTTCGCAAAGTGCATCGGCTACGTGTGGGCGCTCGCTGCCTTCATCTCTCTTTTCATCATCGGTGCCTACTACCTGCCTGAGCCGTGGACATGGGTTTGTGGCGTCTTCTTGTTTGTGACGCCTGCCGGTCTGATCGCGTATTTCTCCGGTGTCGGCCATGACTGACGCTCCGTCTGTGCAGTGGCTCATCTCCGCTGCTCGTGTGCACGGCGGTCCACGCATTTACGTGTTGACCATCGTCGTCAACGGCAATGCCGTCGAGCAGAGCTATTTCGCATCGCGAAATGATGCTGCTGACGCACGTGACGCTGCCATGGAGTTCTATCGTGGCTGACGGCACCTGCTCATTCTGCGGCCACACCACTGCCTACTTTTTTCCAGGCGGTTTGTGCGTTGCATGCACTTCTAAAAACGCACGCATTCGCATGCAGGAACAGCCCACGCAATCGCGTGAGTTGTCCGCGTTCGATGCATCTGTGGGCGTCATGCAGGCAGCTACGCGCCGCACTGAAATCGCCGCAGAGAAGATCCAAAAGAACAAGCGTGTGGTCGGTACAAGCGTGCGTGAGTTCGACGCGGCGCATCCGATCGCATTGACCGCTGAGGGCCAGCGCGCAGCGCTGGCCCTTGGGCTTGTCCATTACAAAACAAGTGACACGCGGGCCTCTACGACCGGCACCGTGACCATCGAAATCGACCCGCTACAAGCGCGGGCGCAACGGCTGCGTAAGTCCGTGATTACTGGAGCACGTCTGCATGACCAGGAAGCGAAAAAAGGCTCCTTCCGGGGTGCGTGGTATTTCCTCACGCTCACCTACCGTGATGGAAGCGACAGCAGCCCTCGTGACGTTAGCGAACTATTTAAACGCATGCGCGGCCACTTCAATCGCCTTAAATCTGGGCGCGCACGGTGGAACCGTGAAAGCTTTCGTTACGTATGGGTCGGAGAACTTACCCAGCGATTCCGACCGCATTACCACGTGATGTTGTGGGTTCCCACGGGCATGTATTTCGGCAAGGTCGATCAACGCGGCTGGTGGCCACATGGCACAACGCAAATTGAGAAAGCCCGCAACTGCGTCGGCTATCTCGCCAAATACGCGAGCAAGTTCACTGCCCTTACAGCTGGAGCTTTTCCCAAAGGCTTCCGTACACATGGCATTGGTGGACTCGATACCGAATCTAAGCGTGAACTGCGCTGGTGGAAAGCCCCGAAAGATGCGCGTGAAGCTCTCGGCGGGGAAGCGGATATCCGCAAAGCAAAGGGCGGATGGTTCGACAGGCTTACCGGAGAGTTCTGGCCGTCTCCGTGGAAAGTCACATTCATTTTCGGCCGGACATTCGCCTGGAAGGTAGTCCAACTATGAAAGTCCAAGTCATGAGTTCCGCTGTTGCTGTTCGTTCCTTTCCTGCGCGTGAGGGTAAGCCCGCGACGCACTTCCGTGAGCAGACCGCAGCTGTGTTGCGCGAGGGAGATTTCCCGCTGCCGTTCACCATTGGCCTTGATGAGGATCAACCCCCGTACGGCGAGGGCTTTTACATCATCGATCCCAAGTCGTTGCAGAACAATAAATTCGGTGGTCTCGAATTCGGCCGTCGCATCCGTCTGTTGCCTGATCTGACTGCAAAGCTGCAACAGCAGCCCGCAAAGGTCGGCTGATCCATGGCGATGTGCGTAGCCCTGCAAGCAGACGGCACGTTGGTGCCCACCGGTCAATCGGTTGGCGAATGCAGCGGCTACGTGCTCGTCAGTGGTAGCGAATACAGCGTGTATGCGCTGGTGCAAGAAGCGTTCGCCATGCCCAGTAAGGAGGACGCCGTAGCGTGGTCCACTGGCTGCTGCGGCTTGGTGATCGTGTGGTTCGTCCTGGGACGCCTCGCCGGCAGCGTCGCAGGCATGTTCAACGACCGGTAAATCAATCAACGAGGAGAGTAAACATGGGTGACATTCTGTCTGGCGTGAGCGGTGGCGAAGCTGCAGCCGCGATGATCGCAGCCGCTGCAATCATTGCCTTGGTGGGCTTCACCAAGTGGGGCGCCAAGAAGGTTGCAAGCTTCTTCGGCTAATGGTGGTGAGGGCAGGGCGGCGCTTCGGTGTCGCCCTCTCTCTTTCAGGGGTAGGGCGATGATCGTTCTCTTGTTTTGTGGATTCATGGGCGCGCTGTGTGGCTGGGCAGGCGTCAAGGGGTTGGACGCGTGATTCGGTGGCTTCTATTGGTCGTTCTGGGTCTGCTATTCGCCATGGATGCAGCAGGCCAGGACATAGCGCCTTGCACGCCTGAGATTAACGGCTGCGATCAAGGGCAGGCGTATCAGAATGCGTCAGCTGACGCCAGCGTGGCCGGCTACTGCAACGCCTTCGGCACATGGGTAATGGTGAGCTATCAGGTGTATCCGGAGGGCGCGAATCGCTATGGCGTTGAGGTGCGTTGTCGGAACAATGAAAATTTCGAGACAGGTTTTCGCAACTCGCGGCGCTGGTATTTCGGGCAATCGTGTTCTGCCCGCCCGCCATTGATCGGTGCAAGCTCTTCTGACGGTAGTGGCGCCAGTTGTGATGATGGCTGCTTCTATAACTTCACCATTGGCGGCGAAAAGGGCAATGGCATGTATCCCAGCGGTGCGACGTGTTCTGCCGGTGATACGCCACCTTCCACGCCCGGTGACGATGGCGGTGGTGATGGCGATGGTGGCGGTGACGGTGGCGGTGACGGTGGTGGAGACAACGGCGGCGATGGCGGTGGTGATGGCGGCGGCGATGGCGGTGGAGACGGCGGCGGCGATGGTGGTGGCGACGGCGACGGCGACGGCGACGGCGATGGTGATGGTGACGGCGATGGGGATGGCGACACGCCCGGTGATGGTGACGGCACCACGCCCGGTGATGGTGAAGGCGGCGAGGGCGCTCCCATGTCCGAGCTTTACAAGAAAAGCGGCAAGACCGTTGAGTCTGTGCTGAGCAAATTCAATACGCAGGTGCGTGGCACCCCCATGGTTGCCGGCATCACGGATTTCATGACCGTGCCCTCGGGTGGATCGTGCCCGGTGTTTTCGCTCGGCGCGTCGAAGTGGTGGAACGCCATGACGATCAATTTTCATTGTGGCGGCGATTTCCTGTCTTTTTTGCGCGCTGCGGGCTGGGTGATCTTGGCGATTGCTGCATACGCTGCGCTCCGTATTGCTGTGACCTGAGGACGACGATATGCAAGCAGGTTGGTTCAACGATTTGACCGCATGGCTGTGGCGTGCTGTCAAACTGGTATGGCAGGCGATTGTCGATTTCGTGGGCGACCTGTTCGTGATGTGGCTCGAACAGTCGCTGGCGGCCATTCTTTACGTGTTGACGTTGCTGCCCATGCCGGACTTCATGAAGGGCCAGAGCATCGGCGGCATGCTTGGCAATGCTGGCAGCACAATTCTGTGGTTCGCCGATGTGTTCAAGATCGGGCCTGCGCTGGTGATGATCGGCGCGGCGATGGTGTTCTATCTGTTGCGTCGCGTGCTGACGGTCGGGATTTGGTGACATGCTAGTTTTCAACGAAGGTGTGCCGCGTGCCGGCAAGAGCTACGACGCGGTAAAGAATCACATCCTCCCCGCGCTCAAGAAGGGCCGGCGCGTGTTCGCACGCCTCAATGGCTTGCGGTTTGATCGCATTGCCAAACACCTGGGCATTGCCGAAAGCGATGTGCAAAGCCTGCTTGTGTTGGTCGATACGAAGGACGTGACCAAGTTGTTTGCGTGCACGCAGGATGCGTCGGGCAAGTGGTGCATTCCGGACGAATTCAAAGATGCGCTGGTCGTCATTGATGAGGTGCACGAGTTCTACGTCAATGAGCGCAAGCCGCTCGCGCCGGCAGTGGAGAATTTTTGGGCGTTGCTCGGCCAGAACGGCGGCGATGCCGTCATCATGACGCAGTGGATCAATCGCCTGCACTCGGCGGTGAAGGCGCGTATCGAGAAGAAAAATACGTTCCAGAAGCTCACCGCCATCGGCATGAAGGGCCGATATCGTGTGACGTATTTCCACACCACCTCGCCGGGCAAGTTCGAGAAGGTGGGCGGCCAGACCCTCAAGTACGATCCGGCGATTTTTCCGTTGTATGACGGCTATGCGCCTGGTGCGGAAAACACCGAGGTCTACGAAGAGGGCGGCAAAAACGTTTGGGCAGCGATGGCGGTGCGTGCTGCCATCTTCATCGTCGTCGGTGGTATCGGCATCTACTTTTTCGTGCACTACTTCACCAAGGATCGTTCCGAGCCGAACAAGCCGATGGCCTCGGCCGGCCAGGCCAACAAGCCCACGCATGTGGGTGCGGGCTTGGCAAATGGCGCGCCAAGTGTGCCGATCCAGCCGCCGCCGCCCGATCCGCTCGCCGATCTCACGCAGGAACAGCGCTATGTCGCCGAGCTGGCCAACAAGGGCCGCATACGGTTGTCCGCGCGTGCGCGGGTAGGGGATCAGGATCGGGCCTGGGTCCAGTGGATCGATGAGAGCAACAACGTCATTGAGGAACTGGACCTCACCCAGCTGCGCGCCCTGGGCTATAGCGTCAGCGTCGTTACGTACGGCGTTCGCCTGTCAGCAGGCAAGCACATCATGGTGGCCACCGCGTGGCCCTGGACCGCGCCCATACGTGAGAAGGACGCACGGCTCTACAACATGGCCCCCGATGGGAGCGGCGGCGCTGCTGGCGTTGCGACCGTAGGGAGTGACGGCGGCGGCGCTGACCGCGACCGCGTGCGAGGCGGTGTCATTGAGTACGGGCCGCGCACGCAGGGCACGTTCCCGGACAACAAGGCCTACACCACGAACACCACGACGCCGGCCACCACCTTGCAGATGTAGGTAGAATCCCGCTCTCAAGGGGAGGGCGTATGCATATTCGTGCGGTTCTTGTTGTGCTCTTCGTGGCGTCCGTTCCGGCCAGCGCCCAGCAGGTTTTCAAGTGCGTGAGTGGTGCGCAAGTCGTTTACCAGTCGGCTCCGTGTCCAGGCGTTACCGCAAGGCAATGGGATGCGCAGCCTGACCCGGATAACGCGGCGTTGAGGCAAAGGCTTGCCCGTACCGCTGCGCAGCTTCGCGCCCGGAACGCTTCTCCTGTCCGTTCTGGTTCTGGGACCTATGTGTCTGCCAGTTCCTCCAAGGATCGCTATGCCTGTGAGGTTGCCAAAGATGGGCGTCGTGCAGCCTATGAAGCTGCCGGCGTGCATCGCTCCTTCGCGCTTTCCAGCTATTGGGATAACGCAGTCCAAGATGCCTGCAAATAACCTATGGGGGTGTAGGGGCACAGCCCCTACGGGTAACGCTTCATACGCGGCCTTTACGTTTCCGCGCCTTCGGCAACGATGATTCTGCGCATTCCGCCGCAAAGCCGGTAGCCACCACCTGAGGACCCGGCTTTGTTTCAATCTTTTTTCTGAACCGATCCCTAATGAAAATGACGTTCGCCGGACGTTTTGGCCGGGTTTTCGACCGTCCCTCGGCCATCATCTTCGTCCACTCGCGTGCGATATCGCAGGTCAGTGATAGGTAGCTCAGCTGCCACGGCTCCATGGCTCGGCCCTCTGGTGTAATGAGGTATCCGTTCTGGAACGAAAAACCGGCCCATTGGCCGGTCAGTGTTCGATTACGCATGCACCGATCTCCATCCGGCGGGCCATCGTCGCCGCCACGGCGTGAGCGCAGCAGCAAACGAGCGCAACAAGCGCCGAATGCGTTTTGACATAATATACATTATGCGAAATGGAAGACCAAGCCAGCCGGCATGCCAACCGGCAGCTTTTGCGTCGGCTCGACCGCGTCAAGCGCTTCCAGGATGACCGCTACCGGCTCCGGCTGACCCACGTCACTGCGGGCAAGTTGCTCGATGTCAGCGTGCGCACCATCCAGAACTGGGAGTCCGGCAAGACCCGCATCCCGCATTCGGCCTTCAAATTGGTCAGGCTCCTGGCCAGCGGCAAGCACCTTGATGGCCCGGCCTGGAAGGATTTCCACGTCCGTGGCGATACGCTCATCACCCCCGAGGGCCATACGTTTCCTGCGGCTGACCTCGCTTGGTGGTCACTGTTGTTCCGGCAAGCCGAGGCGTTCCGCACGCTCTCGCGCCAGAAGCGCCAGGCCGAACGCGCACACGCTACGGCAGGCTCGGTTGCTGGCGCTTGCGCCAGCCCCGAGCCCGGCGAGCTCGTGGCCGTTGCCAAGTCGCTCCTGAAGCAAGTACGATCGGCACCATCTAGCCTCCCCGGTCGCAAGACCAGCAGTGAGGCACCCCAGGCAAGCGGTCTGATGCAAGCATCGCGCATTGAACCTGGGGCTGGTCGCGACGCTGCAAGCAGCCCGGTCAGGATCCAACTAAGGCAGTCAAATCACCTCGGCAAGATGGGGGGTTTGGGGGGCCTTAGCTTGACCCCCGAAGACCGCCCGAAATCAGCCACTCCCCGCCGCAAGGGGGTGTGCAAGTGAGCCCGGTTCTCACCCTCTCGCGCCGTGCCCGTCCCGCTTCCTGGCATTGGCGCCGTACCGGTTACACCTGTGCCGAAGAGTGCTCCGTCATCGGCCGCGCTGCGCTTGTCCGTTATGCCAAAGAGGCCTGGGAAGCTGCGATCGACGCTGTCCAGCCCGACGATGGCTCCCCGTTTATCGATGAAATTGGGGCGCCCTGGGCGGACGCCGAAGTCTTCTACAACGCCTTGCTGGACCATCTGGCTACACGCCTGCAGGAACGCGCACGCCGCAATGGCCACCAGTACATCGGCGTGCAGGAGTGCGTCCGATGAGCGAATACGAGCACGACATCCCGGCCTACCAGGGCACCCTGGCTGCCTTCAACAAGATGATCGATGACCTCGATGCCTTGTGGGAGCGCGTGCAGCAGCAAGGCCCTGTGACGCTCCAGCAGCGCATCGAGGTCCGTGGCCGTCGCTGGGGTCTGGTGAAGATCACCCAGGACATCGAGAAGCTCATCCAGACCGCCTCACGGCAGAGGCCATGCCGGTGATCACGTCGACCGAAGAGGCAGGCTCGCCCTGCCCCCTGGCAGCGTCCTCAGGCGCTGCCAGCGAGCACCGGGCGCCTGGGGTGCAGGGGTGGAACCCCTGCGGCTATGGCGCATGGATGCGCCGCCTTTTGCCGGTCCGGACCCGGCCTCTTGCTCTCTCAGGTCCGGACATAACATCTCACGCAGACCGCTTTTCCTGCCAATTAAAATGGAAGGAATTGCCGGTTGAGATAATCCATGATAATAATCGCTGCACAGGGGTGATTAACTATGTCGATTAACTCGGCACGCTATACATTATGCGAAATGGAAGACCAAGCCAGCCGGCATGCCAACCGGCAGCTTTTGCGTCGGCTGGACCGCGCCAAACGTTTCCAGGATGACCGCTATCGGCTCCGGCTGACCCACCTCACCGCGGCCAAGCTGCTCGATGTCAGCGTGCGCACCGTCCACAACTGGGAGTCCGGCAAGACCCGGATCCCGCATTCGGCCTTCAAACTGGTCAGGCTCCTGGCCAGCGGCAAGCACCTCGATGGCCCCGCCTGGAAGGACTTCTACGTCCGTGGCGATACGCTCATCACCCCCGAGGGCCATACGTTTCCGGCGGCTGACCTCGCTTGGTGGTCACTGTTGTTCCGGCAAGCCGAGGCGTTCCGCACGCTCTCGCGCCAGAAGCGGCAGGCCGAACGTGCACACGCAACGGCAGGCTCGGTTGCTGGCGCTTGCGCCAGCCCCGAGCCCGGCGAGCTCGTGGCCGTTGCCAAGTCGCTCCTGAAGCAAGTACGATCGGCACCATCTAGCCTCCCCGGTCGCAAGACCAGCAGTGAGGCTCCCGAGGGGTCCTGCAGAAGGCGACCCTACGAGGCATCACCTCGGGACACCGGAAAGAACACAAAAGAGCTGCAAGCAGCTGCCGGTGTGGGTCCAACTAAGGCACGTCAACACCCAGGTAATAGGGGGGGTTGGGGGGGCCTTAGCTTGACCCCCGAAGACCGTCCGAAATCAGCCACTCCCCGCCGCAAGGGGGTGTGCAAGTG